TGGGGAAGAACCCATTAAACCCTCTCTTAGCTTAAGAGACTATACTGTGCCATTTCTCCTGACGGCAAACAATCTTTCCTTCGAATGCTTCTTTAAATAATTTTCTGGATTCCTGGTCTTTGACTTCTATTACATTTGAACGCTTGTGTTTTTTACTAAAATATGGATTAAAATCAGCCGGGCAGAATGTTTTACCTTTTTTCGGGTCACTGTTGATATTACACAGCAATGCCATTAATGAAGATACTCTGTTCCACTCCATACGATCCCGGAACTCAATTGCCTGGCTCATCCACCACAGTTCACGCAGTGTCAGTGGCGCGGGGTCAACGCCGAGAAAGCCAGCTATTGTATAGACCGTGCGCCAAATATTTCCGTCAGTTTCTTGTCGAGATCGATTTGACCCAGCTTTTGTGTCACTTGCTCTATCGCCAGATTTATCATCTTCTGCTGAGTCGCTGCAGCTTTCGCTCTGTCCGTCCGACCCCGTTTCTGGAAAAAATCAACTGCCTCATCATAAAAAGCATTTTGAGCAGCTAAGATTGCATCGCCCCCCAGAGCCTGGCCAAACTGCTCGCTTGAAATATTGAGCGAATCTGTCTGCGGTTTGATAAGGCAATAGAGTACATCGCACAATAAAAACTCATCTGTGCCAAGCCTTGTTATCAGTGGCGGATCGCCAGCCTCCGGCTCTAATAAATTGATGCTCAATAAATCACGTACTCGCTTTGCGCTGTCGATTGTCAAGCTAAGAGTCCATGTTCTGCCCGCGTTATCTGTAAAAGTTTTCATTTAATACCTCACTTCCTAAAAAGTTATGTACCTGCTACATCCACCCATGCAATGTACTTGCTGAGTTTTGCTGTGACATCAACTGTGATGGCCTCCTCCAAACTTTCTTTGCGATCAAACTTTGTGATTGCAAAATTACCGTGTGGGCCAGAGCTGTATTCAGCATCTTTTGCGCCAGTCAATGCAGCAAGACACAGTGTTGTACTATTTAGCATCGCAGTTTTTACCGCTGTAAAAAACGCATCGCCCGGTTTCCAATTCATTGTGAATGACAATTCGCATTCGCGAAGCGTTGCAACTGTCGCCCGCCAACCGCTGTTTGCGCGCGTGCTGATATCAGCCTCCCCCGCCGAAACGGAAACGGTCAAATCTTTTACATTTGACGCTTCCGTCATTGCGGATAGTTCTGCATCATTCGTGCCGTAATATAATTTGGCGTTTATTCCTAATACAAAATCTGCTGCTGCCATTTGAAATACTCCTTATATAATTTATTATTTTCTTACACTATTTTTCCATAACGCTGCCATTTTGGGCTGATTTACTATTAAAGCCGGGGCCATGAAAGGCCGTGCAGCGATATGAACTGTTTTATTGCCTTGTTTTGTTTTAATTTTTGTATTGCCACTGTATTCAAGTGTACGCGGAACATCTTTACCTTTGGCATTTAATGCAACAGGCCCAACAAGAACTGACCTTGCCTGAAAATCGAACGAATAATAGATATAATTTCGCAATAAGCCGGTATGGCTAAACGGCGGTTTGCCGGGTTTACTTACAGCAGTATGCGACGGGGCTTTCTTAATAGACCTTCGTGCAGTAAGTCTTATCATACCGCCAATTCGATTTAATACTTTTCGCGTTGCAGAATCGACTGAAGCTAAAACAGCCGAACTATCGAAGAACAAAGATTTTATTTTGTAAATTGACTGACCGAAATTTGATACCGATTTTGCCATTTAACTGAAATATCCAAAAAATACATCCGCGCGTGTCACATTGGTAAGCGTGATTATTTCCGCTGCAATCCATGCGATATCGAGACCATCAAAACTTATGGTACACAACAGATTGTTACCGCTGTTAACTGCCTTAATATCCGTAGGCCAATAAGAAGTAATCGCAGCAGTATCGGCGTATCTTGTTAATTCTGTCGATTGGCCAGTCTGTGGATCTTTATTGCAGACCATTGTGCCAAGTGTAAAAGTAATATCTGCGATAAGCTGCGCCGGGCCGGAGTGTGGATTTCTGCCGCCCCAGAGACGAACGTCGATGGTGCCGTTTTCATCGCCGATTGCTGCAAGGATAAGTTCCAAACCTCTGATAGCAGCAGCATTAATGCCTTTAGCATATGATGGTTTAGAATCAAATGTATTTGCAGCCATGACGGGATTATCAATCGCTTCTGCGGTTCTTAAAAGCTGCCAACCTGAATTATTTCTTATATTATTCATTACTCATTGACCGAAAAAATATTTTTTATTCGTAAAAACGTTCTTTATATAAAAGAGTCTCGGCTGTTAAGCCGAATCGTGCAATCCCCGAATCTAATAGGATTTTGCCGCCTTGAATTGCAAAATTAAAGGGGATCAGTTTTTCACTTTTAGTTTTACACTTTTAACTCTCAAATAAACCTGTTTAACCTTCTAAAGGGACTTGCGGCAGCAAGCGTTCCAACTGCCTGGCCACATACAACACCTTTTTTAATATTTGATGAATCAGGCATAAGAACTAAAGTTGACACCCCTCCCCCATTCCATATTTCATAATAATTATGCGGCTCTGGCGCGTAAGTTATATTTCCAGCTACCGGCATAGAAAATTCGGACCCTATAAGATTGCAGGCATTAAGAACTACCGGAAATGACAAACATTGAATCGCTTCGCAAAAAAATCCTGCGCCTGCAATTAAGGTAGAATTTTCAATAATGCAGCAACTATCGTCCAGACGAATCGCATTTACATTATAAGTTGTGCCGCCGATAAGAGTACAATTATTGACGTACACGCTTGCTATATCATTATATTGCGGACTATATACACATGCCGCAAAATCTCCTTCAGCTATTAGTGTCCCATTATAGATATTTGCAAATGCAGTCAGGCCCGACAACTGCACACCAATCGCATATTCGCCGGTAACTATAATGTCACCATACAAATTTAAAGTGGCATTGTCTTGATACATACTTATTGCGCCGCTTTCCGTGCCGTTTGCTATCAAATCTCCGAAAATCGTGACATCGGAATTTGGCTGTATATCAAAGCTGCTGTACTGCGTATTATTTTCAATATCTGCGTGTATGACAAGACCAGTGCCAATGAATCTGAAAAAATTCCAATCACATACTAATTTAGCACAAGTTAAATTTGTACTAATCAGAACGATTTTGCCATTTGAGTAAAATGCATCTCCGCTGTAATCTGTTACCGCAGTATCAAGCCAATCGCCAGTACCATTCGCCAGAGAATTCCACTGATGAAAGGTGTTGAAATTTTGACTAACAAGTTGTGCATACCAATTTGCCACTGTTATATTGCTTTCCTTATAGAATTGATTGCTCCTATTACCGTTACAAGCCCATCAAACAACGGCGCAACTTGCGGAGCTAAACTAACTAAATCGGCTGGCAAGTTCATTATGTCCGGTATTCTTATGCTTGCGTGCTGTCCTGTTGCTTTCACCCAAGTCCCATCGGTATTGATTGCACCGGCCAGAATAATGTTTGCAGATACTCGTAATTGACCGTTTGCAATCCTTGACGATAAAACAATATTGGACGCATAAACTGCATTTGGCGTTTCTATCTGTGTTTCAACTGGTAAAGGCATTTTATTTTCCTAACAGAATGTTATTCAATCACTTTAAAATTCAATGTTATAACGCTTGTAAAAACCGATGGCGGCTGTATATGCTCTGTTGAATATAGAGGATCAATTGATTGCTTAAAACATACCGCTCCAATATTCTGATAAATTTTACTGCGGAAACTCTTGGCAATTGCCAAGGCCAATTCCGTCAAAGCCGTTACCTCGATATCGTCCGGCGTTTTCACAGCTTTCTGAACCGCAATATCTACCTGGTAGTCGAATTCGCTGCTTTTGCGACTGGCATTGGTCACATTTACGCTCTTTGGCACAACCGTAACACGCAGAGTTGACAAATCTTTTAACTGGTAGAATGGAAATAGCGTCTTAACCGCAGTAAACGGCAAAGTGAAACTACCGTCATTTAATGTATCAACAATTTGTTCAGCTAACTGCAAAACCATATTACGCTTCTTCCTTTTTTATAGCCGCCAAGCTGTCCGGATTATCAATCTTAAATGCGTTTGCATCAAATAGGCACGGTCTTTCGCGGCATACTGCACAAAATGTCTGCAAGGCATTTATCAGCCTTTCTTCTTGTGCGCTTTTTTCCTTGATAAGCTTTTGAAGCGAGGCAACCAGGCAGTAATTGCTGTACATTAGATAAGCCACCAATGCGAAACAAAGGCCCAGCTCACCATATTTCATGAACTGGTCGGCAATAGTTACAACATCGCTGGGAGTTGTTGCCAGCATGAAAAAAGGTACACCGGATAAAACTATCTTAGTTGTTAAAGACATCTAAATTTCCTTCGTATGAAGATGGATAATTTTTCTAAAGGGGTCGCTGTAACGCCAGCAGCCATCTCCAATAAATTGTGCTTCGTATAGTGCCGAATCGATTTGAATTTGGTCACCTGCCTTTGGCAGCGTTAATAATCCACCAATAATTAAATCTGATGGAGCAATTAAAAAGTCTGTAATCTCGCCGCCAATCTTAAAACCGCAATCTCCTTCTATCTGGTAATTTGTTTTTCCAAACGTAGCGCAGATAGTAACTGTATCTGCGCCGCGTTTGTAGATTACAGTTTCGGAGGCATGAGCTTTCAATTTATCCGCCAGAAACTGGATACCGGTTTTAAGAATATTTGCCATAACAACTCACAAATTCTAAATCCTAATATCTAATCTCTAAACAAATCCGAATTACCAAATTCAATATTGTTTAGGATTTAGGGTTTAGTATTTAGGATTTTAGTTCTCCTGTGCCCATATTCCGCGAATTGCTTTGATGTAGTAGCCATCCGTACCATCAGCAGCAAACGTAATAAAATCACCTTTCTTTGCCGTTGCTTTGGTATTTGAGAGCTTCTTGCCATCGCCGCCTGCTGCGATACCCAAACCGCCGAGGTTTTTATCCACAGCCTGGAAATCAACTTCAATTAGTGCCCCGCCATCAGCTGCCATGTTCATAATGGTGAACTCAAGTCCGACCGCAGTTGCCGGCAAGGTTATTACCGTATTATCAGCGGTACAGTCGTAGCAAACGCCGGTTTCTGTAACCGCTGCATTTGCACTTGCTGCCTTTGTGATGCGAGCTGCATTCGCAAATGTTGGAATATGCGGATCAAACTTATTTAGAGCGACATAGACGAACTGGTCTGCTGCGGCTGCTGCCA